GTTTTATTATATCGCTTAAATAATCATGATAATGAAATATGTAAACATATATTAACATTTTGTGATAATTATCTAACAACAATACCAGATGATTATCAATATGAATATAAAGGATACGAAAAAATAGTTGAAGATATTAATGCCCACAAAGATGTTATTAAAAAAATTATGGAAAAATTAGACGATGCAGATAGTAATATTTGTAGAGAGATTTATCAAGAATGTTTTCATTCTTATCTTTATCAATATTACTATTTAGGTAATTATAATATTTAAAAAAGAATTATTATTAATATAAAAATGTTATACAGTATCAATCAGGATAATTTATATGATGAAAAATATAAAAAAAAAGAAAAAGAAATTAAAAAAAAGACATATTTTTGTGGAAAGGTATGTTGTCTTTTTATTATGGGAGTATCAAGTTTAGCTACGGCATATCATCTTATACAATACCTTGATATTCCGGATGATTATTTTTTCCAGGTTTTACATGAACCACTCTAGATTTTTCTTTTTTTTCTTGACATACGGCGTATTTGTATAAACAATAAACACAACAAAACATGGTAAATAAGATTATAATTACACCAAAGATCGTTCTGAGAAGATTTTCTAAATCTTTAGACATTTTAAAGTTATTTTAAATTATTAATAAAAATTATGTCAAATTTTAAGAAAGATACTTAAAATTATTTTATATGTTTAAATATAAAATGAGTGACGAAACAAATACCCTTGACCTTACTGAAAATGTTCAAGAAGAACCAGAAGAAACTGTTCAGGAAAATGTAGAAGAAGAAGTTGATTCCGAAGAAGAGGTTGATTCCGAAGAAGAAGAAGAATCCCCTGATGAAGAGGAAGAGGAGGAACCAGTAGAGGAACAGCCAGTAGAGGAACAGCCAGTAGAGGAACAGCCAGTAGAAGAAGAACAAGCGGTGCAGTCCGTAGAGGAAGAACCCGAACATGTTCAGGAAGTTGTTCAAGAAGAAGTAAATGATGTTGAAGAAAATTCAACTGAAGTTACATCTCAAAATCAAAGTGATTTAGAAGAAAGAGTTAAAGTTTTAGAAGAAAGATTAAATAATTTTATTATTTTTTATAAAAATTATACAGGTTCAAACCTTTAAATATATTTTTATTATTATTTTTTTTTAATTGCTTAGTTCGAGTAAGCAAGACCACCCATACCTGACATAATACGAAGGACGTTGTAGTTAACAGCAAACATAACTGCTCTTGCTGCAATATTTGCACCTGTAACTAATTGAGCATTATCGATGCGAGAGAAATTACAAGTTCCAGAAGGTTGATGTTCTTCAGGTTTAAGAGCGAATGAATATACACAGATAGAATCATTAGATGCTCCAGTAGCTGCACTAGCTGAGGCCAAACCACCGTATCCAGTGTGATGTTGCAATACTTGTGTTCTTGAAAAATAAGTTCCTGCTCTTGCAGCAAATCTATCATGACCATTTAATTTAATTTGGCAAGTATTATTTACGGCAGTTAGAGGAGAAACTAAAGAGCAAGAATCCGCAGCCCCAGCTGCACCACCCAAAGATGTCCAGATAAGTTCTTTAACAGGGTGATTAAAATTAAGGTCATTAGTTATAGCAGCACTCAGAGCTTGTTCCTGAACCTGCTCAATTAAATATTCGTGAGAAACTTGAGCGAATCTACGGCGCTCATCAGTATCAAGATAAATGTAGTCAGCCCATAACTTGTTAACAGTATTAGCATCAAAAACAGAAGCTACATTATGTTCAAGAATAATCTTTACTTCGTGATATTGAAGGGCAATAAGTGGAAGAGCAAGACCAGGGTTACGGCAGAACCAAAACTGAAGGGGAAGAGTAAAGTTAGCTACTTGATTATCATTAGCAGCTAAACCACCGTGTCCCGCAGTATTTTGATAAAGAGTGCATCCAGTATTAGAAGCTGTAGCATTATTACTAAGCTGTCCAACTAATCCGGTAGGATTGGGTTGAGTTAATTCAGCCCAAGTCTCCATCCACGCACCAGAATGTTTATCAATTTTCTGACCACCAATTTCTAATTCTACACTTGTGATTCCAGCAACACTGTGATTGTCTGTATCAGTAGTAGTTCCTCCTAATTCTAAATATAATTTGTGAACTAAATCACCATTGCGGGAAATAGTGGCGGTGCAACGTCCGTTAGAGGTTGCTGAACCGTTCCAAGTCTGTTCAATAGATTCCATAGAGAAGTTAGTGTGTCTGCGATAGACAACCTTAAAGAAAGTAATTTGTGGGTTACCCGTAAGGTAGATATCCTGAGCTCCATAAGCGACAAGTTGCATTAATCCTCCTCCCATTGTTTTTTATACTTTATACTTAGAAAAAAATTTCAGGATTTTTAAACAAATAAATAATAAAATATTATTTATTTTTTTCTTAAAAAAAAATTATAAAAAGATAATTAATTATTTACTTTAAGGTCTTTAGTTATGATAAGTAAATATATTTCAACTTTAATTGGAGTAGGCAAGACCACCCATACCCGACATGATACGGAGGACATTGTAGTTGACGGCGTAGATGTTCTGTGAAGAGTTTGGCTGGGTACCCGTGAAATCTAACTTCGCGGTGTCGATTCTGGAGAAGTTACAGGTTCCAGATGGCTGGTGCTCTTCTGGCTTAAGACCAAACGAGTAGACATTGATCTTGTTGGTTAGCTGAGAGGTGCGGCAACCGGCCGCCGCTACCAATATGATTGAATTAATTGTCGCAGCTGTCGCGGCCGAGGCGTCGACTGCCGCTGAAGTACTGTTATTGTATATAATTTTATCAAATGTTGCGCCGATTGTGTTGGCGGCCGGCGTGTAGGTTCCTGCTTGAGCTCCACCGGTTGTTGTCAGAGTAAGGGAGGCGGCAGCCGTACCATCAGCAGCTACGGACGCTGCTAGACCAGCAGTAGACGTACATCTAGTAAGGGTTTGCTGTCTCACTACGTCTGATCCCGTATTAAAACTAGTGTTAATTAAGTATAAACTGTTCGCCACAAACGGCGTAACTAAATCCGTATCAAAGAAACCATATACAGTTGATGAAGCAGTGTCGGTGCTGGCACATATTGTGCCATCAGCGGTACTAACTGATATTTTCTGCGTGGCGCTGACGTCTAATGACGCCGCCTCCGATACAGGTGGTACAACTATTGTTGGGACAAGCAATTCAGTATATTCAGTATGGGCACGAGAAGCAGCAAATCCATCTGTAGGTAAATTCTGTGCTGGAATAGCCGTGTGGTAATCAAATGGCTGTCTGAGCTGGAAGTATTCAGATTCTTGAGCAGAGAAACGATCATGTCCATTTAACTTAAGCTGAGCAGTATCATAATCAGCAGCAGCTTGATTTGTCCAAATTAATTCCTTAACAGGATGGTTGAAGTTTAATTTTTCAGATGTAGATCCACCAGATGTTTGTTTCTGTAATTGTTCAATTAAATATTCGTGCGAAACCTGGGCGAAACGACGGCGCTCATCAGTATCAAGGTAAATGTAATCACACATAACCTTGCAATCAGCATTAGTCGCACCAGTTAAAGCATCTGTACCCCAGGTGAATTTAAGTTTGACTTCATGATACTGAAGAGCAATTAAGGGTAAAGCAAGACCAGGATTACGGCAAAACCAAAAGTTAAGTGGAACTTGAACCATGCCAGGGCCGGTTGATCCAGAAGATCCAATACAACCTTTCATAGATTTAAATCCAACAGCTTTAGATTCATCAGTTGTAAGTTCATTCCAAATTTGATTCCATTCTTTGTAATGTTTATCAATCTTCTGTCCACCAATCTCTAATTCAACTTCACTAAAAAGTTCATCGCCATTTTCAATACTAGAAGTAGAAGATGTAACATATACCTTGTGAACTAAATCACCATTGCGAGAAATAGTAACAGTTCCAGAACCTCCATTACTAGCAATCGAGGTACCATTAATAGTCTGCTCAATTGTTTCCATTGAGAAGTTAGTGTGTCTGCGGTAGACAACCTTAAAGAAAGTGATCTGTGGGTTACCCGTAAGGTAGATATCCTGAGCTCCGTAAGCGACAAGTTGCATTAATCCTCCTCCCATTGTTTTTTATAATCTATACTTAGAAAAAAATTTTAAAGTTTTTAAACAAATTATATCGCATATGCTAATCCACCCATACCCGACATAATTCGTAAGACATTATAATTAATAGCATAAATATTACTTATCGTACCAGAACTACTTAATAATAATTTTGCAGAATCTATTTTTGAAAAATTACATGTTCCACTCGGTTGATGATCCTCAGGATTTAGAGCAAATGAATATACAAAAATATCTCTATCTAATTGTGAACATCTTGATTGAGGTAGTTGTAATCTTCCTGTAATAAAAATAGTAATACAATCATCAGCAGTTGTTCCAACAATAAATGATGTACTAATAGAATCTTGATCATCTTCAATAATCATTCCTAAATCCCATCCATTTGTTCTTGAAGCAATAGAACTTACTTGGGCTGTTATTCTTCTAAATCTTGCGGCTGTCGCAATTTCACTTTTATCTCTGATTTCAATATCTAAAATATCTCCCACTTTTGGGAAATTACTTGATGATGTTGATGGTATAAAATTTGTTCCAATATATAAATTAAAAATAGTTTTTGTTCCTGAAGTAGCACTAACAGTATTGTGTAAGGTTGATGTTGCCGTCCCAGTTGCTGTACCAGCATCTCTATATGCGATCATAATTGGTTGAATTGAAATCGGATTTTCAGTTTCTTTAATATTATATCCTGGAATAGATGTATGATAAGTATATGGATGTTTTAATTGAAAATATTCTCTATCTTGATAAGCAAATCTATCATGTCCATTTAATTCTAATTTAATTTGTTGAGAAATAATTGTATTTGCTTCGGTTGTACTTGTTGGGACAGTCCAAATTAATTCTTTAATTGGATGATCAAAATTAATACGATAACTTTCTCTTGAACTTCCTTCTTCTTGAAGTTGTAATTGTTCAATTAAATATTCATGTGAAACTTGTGCAAATCTTCTCCTTTCATCTGTATCTAAATACACATAATCGGCCCATACTTCAACTTTAGGTGTAACTGCTGCGTTTCCATTACGACTAACCCCTCCTGTTGCGCTTCCATTACTCCAAGTACATTTTAATTTTACATCATGGTATTGGAGAGCAATTAATGGAATTGCTAATCCAATATTCCTACAAAACCAAAATTGTAAAGGATACATAATTGATTGTTGACCTGTTCCACCTGTTGTACCTCCTGTAACTAATTGATTTGAAAAAGCACCAGTCATATATTTTAAACCATCTACTTTGGAAGCCGGAGTTGTTAATTCAGTCCAGATTTGATTCCATTCTCTGTAATGTTTATCAATTCTTTGTCCTCCAATTTCTATTTCAATATCTTCAACTAAATAATCCCCATTAATACCTGATGTTGTATCTTGATCTGTTCTTACATATAATTGTGATAATAAATCACCATTCCTTGAAATAGTTACAGTTCCTGTTGTACTATATGTATCTGACAGTGTATCGGAACCACTAATTGTTTGTTGAATACATTCCATTGAAAAATTAGTATGACGACGATAAACGATTTTAAAAAATGTAATTTGAGGGTTTCCTGTTAAATAAATATCCTGCGAACCATACGCAACAAGTTGCATTAAACCTCCTCCCATATTTATAGTAATATATATTAAATTGTAATAAATAATATGTATAAATTTTACGAAAAACTATTTTATGAAAAACTTTTTAAAAAAAAAATTTATTTTTTAACAATAAAATGGATGGAAGAAATTAATCAAAACCCTCCCTTTAATATTAGAGATTTTATGGATTATGAAGAAATTATTCAATCATTAATTAACCATCCAACCGAATTATCTTTATTTGAAGTGACGTGTATTTTAATTAATAATAAAATGAATGAAAAAAAAACGATTAATAATAATTTACATATAATTAAATAAAGTTTCTAAATAATTCATCGGTAAGTTTTTCATCCTTTTCTAGATCAAGGACTTGTTTTACAGGATTCATGATTTGATTAGATACATATAGTTTATAATCAATTGGAATATTTTTTTCTTTCATATAATCTGGATGTTCAATACGATCACCTTGAAGTATATTTCTCTTTTTAAATTTTGGTTTCCCATTTTTATAATTTCCATTTGGGATTGGACTTTCATCAACTTCCATAAACATATAAGGAATACGATCATTTGGTTTCGGTTTATTACCAGGATTTCTCTCTGCCATTCTATCTGCGAGTACTTTGTGGGCAATACCACCTGGATTTTTATAGTAAGCACTTAATGATTTTGAAATAATGAACATTGAATTATCAATTTTACCATCTTTAATTTCTTTAAGAGTTTTATTTAACCATTCCATAGCTAGATCAACACTTTTTTGATTCATAATAATTTCAATTACATTTCCGAAAACATATTTTGTAATTGGGGCATTATCTCTTCTTTTCATTACAATGCCCATAGAAGTTCTTTCTTTAAGTTTATATGCTGATTCTTCATATTTATCACCTGTATATCTTTTTTTAGAAATTAGAATAAATGGATAAAATGTTTTTTCATATTCTAGATCTTGAGGGTTAAATAATTTATGTTTTGTGATCCATTTACCTGCTTTAATTCCACAATCAATACAATATTGAAGGGCTTCTTTTCCTTCTAATTTTTTACCAGTGGTTTTATCAATTCTAGAAAACTTAACAAATACAGAATCTGTATCACCGTAAACAACTTCTGGAGGGTGATAATTTTCAGCATCTGCCCATTCTTTTACACCTTCTTTAGCATCATAGATTCTTTGTCTTCCAATAGAAGTTGTACAAGCTGCAATTTTCTTAAAGCAGATAGAAGATGTTTTTGCTCCCATTTGTCCATAAACAGAATTAGCAGTAACTTTATATGCTAGTTGTAGACCATCTAGAACTTTCTTTTTATCTTCATCATCTGTTAGTTTAATTTTTTTTCTTGTATTTTTTCTTTCATCTAGAAGAGTTTGAAGGATTGTTGGAATAATACCATTTGCTTCTTTTGGTTTTGCGAAATAACATGTTGTAATTGTGTCTGCTTTTATTTTATGTAGTGTTTTCCCTTTCATTTCATAATTATAATCATCGTATGAAATTATATGGTGTGGAATCTTATTTATCCATTTATATTTTTCTGGATCTTTATCAATGTCTTCTTGAGTACAGATAAATGTTTCATGGGATAGATTCTTTTCAATAATTGAACTTGGATAAAGAGAAGCATAATCAAGAACTGAAACAGGATCTTCTAAATAAATACCAGGTTCTGGATCTAAAACAATTGCTCCTTCAAAACCATCATCTATTTTATTTTCACGATCACTAAAATTAATAAGTGTTGGTATCCTTGTATTTTGTTCATTACATACTTTTGTAACAAGTGATGTAATTTTAATCCCTTGTCCCCTTAAGAAAATATAAGAAAGAGGTACATTTGAAACATTCCCCATACCAATATTATTTGGAATGATATCAAGCAGTAATAGTAAATGAATACATAATTCACAATCCATAATACAATATTTGGCAATTTTTGCTCTACCACTACTTCCTCCATTTTTATGAAAATCAAAAATCTCTTGAGGTGATACATCATCCTTACACAGACACCATTCATAAAAGACTAAATCTTTTCTATATTTTTTGAGATAGATATTTTCTTCAATACCAATAATCTTTTGTTTTTTTCCTAGAAACTTTACTTGAAACTTCTTTCCATTTTTATATTTAACAAGACCAAATTTTGTATGAAGATTAATTGTAATATAATCATTTACTTTAAGATTTCCAAGGTTTTGAGTATAGATATAATTAATATTAAAATCTGTGCTTTTTATTCTTGTTTGGGTTCTAATTTTACCTTTCATAAAATGTGCCGAAACATTATCTAATTTATAAGAATCAAGAGCATGTCCTTTTTGTATTTCTTTTTGAATATCAAAGATTACTCTTCCATCCATGGAAATATAATTAAGAATATTATCTCCTAATCCGGATGAACTAAGTTCTTTTTTTACGACTTGACATCTTTTTCCCCAATAATTATTGTAATATTTTTGGGTTGGTTTACATTTAATATTTTCATCTAAAGATTTTATTTGATCTGTTGTGGGATTTCTCATTAATCTTCCAAGACGATAGAAATCATATTTTGGACAGTTATAGGCACAATTTGAATATGATTTATTTTTTTTACATTTATCTGTACATGGAAATAAGAAATCAATCCTTTTATTAATATAATCAAAATCAAAACCAAAGATATTATAACCTGTGATAAAATCAGGATTATGGTAAAGAATTAGATCTTTCCATTTAAGTAAAAGTTCTTTTTCATTTTTACATCTATAAACATTTACACCATCAATATCATCGCATATTTCTTCATCTGGTTTATCTTCATTACCAATTATAACTATAGATCTATCATAACATTCTTTTTCACCATATTTAAGAAAGACAGTTCCAATTTGTATGATTGGGTCACCTTTTACAATGATTTTTTTATTTTGTTTATTTTTAAGATTATTAAGAATATCAGTTAATTTATTAAGAAAACTTTCTCTTGATTTTGTATTTGCTTTTGAAATATCCATTAATTCAAAGAAGGTTTCATCAAATATTTGTATTGTTTCATCATAGCTTTTTTGAGAATAAGGACCATTATATGTAAATACATTTTGTACATCATTTGAACCATTTTTGAAGGCATCTTGAATACATTTTTCTAGGAATTTTTGTTTTATGAAAAGATCATCACAATTTTTACTTGTTCTAAAGTATGATTCATGAATATCAAGTGCTAATTTTTTGAAATCTTTCTTTGGATTTGGGAAATCACCGTGAGAACTGTCACATTCAATATCAAAAGATGCTGCAATAAAACTTGCAAGATCTTCTGATTCAATTGGTTGAATATATTTATTTGGGAGATTATTAATTTGAAGATCAACATTAAAATGTTTTTCATCATCTGTAACAATAAAATTATCATTTGGAACATTTACATCAACCCATCCACATGAAGAAATCTTTTTTTCATGAATAAATCTTAGCATTGGATGTATTTTTGCTTCATATAGATTTGCGAGACAATCACAATTATGTTCTTGTTGAAACCAATCTAATATTTTTGAATCGGCTTTATAAGTGATAAAATCATTTGTTTTTTTATCTTTTTTACCATTTGTGAGTATTTTATTAATCGCGAGTGTTTTATTAATTTTATAGAAATCTTGAATTGCACTTACACATTTTTTACAATCACCATAATTTTTGAAATATATTTTTGCAAAATTAAACTTTTTAATTTTTTCACAGAAAGGATCATAATTATATCCATAAAAATTAGAATATTTACTACATTCTAAAAGATATTCTTCATAATTATGATTCCATATTGATTTTGAACCTGATTTATATTCTTGAATAAAATTGTAGACAGTTTTAAGAAAAAGTCTAAAAGTAGATGTAGACCAATTATCGGGTATCCTTACATAAAAATATGGATTAAAACCTGTTATATTACACACTACATTTTGATTTTCTTTTGTTTTTCCGTAGAAAGTTATAACAAATGATTTATCCCACCATGTATTTGGATCATCTGGTAAATCATCAGAAGAGAAATCAATAATTTGAAAAGATATCTTTTTCATTTATAATAAATATTGTATTATAATTTCTAAATAATAATTTATCAAATTTATATATAGGATTATTTATATATATATATATGGAAGAGTTTCTATTGTTTTTTTTAAGTGTATTTGTTCTTTTTATATTGATAGGTAAGTTTTTTAAAAATAAAGAAATATTACACGTAAAATCAAATTTAGATGGTCGTGAATATATTGTAAGGAAATTACCAGATGCTGTTCAGGCGGCCGATAAATTAGCCGGATTAAATCAAAAAGTATTAACATTAATTGGTTCACTAAGTACTGGTGAAAAGGAAGGGATTGATGATTTAAAATCTAATTATGATCCCGATAGTTTATCAGAAACAGGAATTGATGCAAAATATACATCTTATTCTGTGAATAAAGGAGAAAAAATATCAATCTGTGTAAGAAATAAAGAAGATAATAGTTTTATAGATGATAATACAATCTTATTTGTTTTTATACATGAATTAGCCCATGTTATGACTTCTGAAATAGGTCATACACCATTATTTTGGGAAAACATGGCATTTTTATTAAAAAAGGCGAATAGTTTAAATATTTATACACCAATTAACTATAAAGAAACACCTCAAAGATATTGTGGTATGGATATAAATTCAACGCCTTACGAATTTTAAAAAATATATTTTTATTAGTTATAATAAATGAGTAATACTTCATGTAATGTTGTTTTTAAAAAACCTTTTGTTAAATGTATATCAATTAAAGATGATATATGTTATTTATTTGTTGGAGATAATAATAATATTAAAATCGCTCTAAATGATATTGAAGAAAATTATCGTTCAAACAAAAATCCATTTGATAATGTTGAAGAACAATTAATTTATAAAGTTTATTCTTATTTAACCGGAAATAATGAAGATAATATTTCAGATGATATTAAAATACAAAAAGATTATATCAAAAAAGAATTATATCTTGATGAATATTCAACTAAAAAAGATAAATTAAAGATTATTTCAAATGATTCAATTTTATTTGATGATACAAACCAAGATGTAGTTAATAAAATTTCATTATATTGTTATGATGATGATTCAACAATTGAAAAACATATTTATGCTTGGTTTAAGGATATTAATAATGAAATAAAACCATTAACTTATTTATATAAGAATAACACAATTAAATATCAAGATATTTTTGATGATAAATATTTAGATTTAATTGATACTTCTTTTATAAATCAAAATGGCGAAAAAATGAATCAACAATTTGACGATAATTCCTTAATTTTGTATGAGAATAATTTATATCAAGAAAATGTTATTTATTTTTTGTCATTAGATGATTATTTATCAAAAGTCAATAAAAAAGATGAATTAAATGACATTATAGAATCAAATGTATCTGAGATTTCATTTGATATGAAACTATTTATTTATGGGATTGTTTTAAAGTATTGGCCTAAGTGTACTGAATCGGAGGTAATTAATTATTATCGTACAAAATATCAAAAAGACAAAGAAAAAATTAAATCTAAAATAGACAATTTTTCAGATCAGATATCAAAGATTGAAAATCCATTTTTTAGTGAAAAATTAAATAAAGCGATTCAATGTAAATATGAATTATTAATATTAAAATTGGATAGTTTAAGTCAAGAATCAAATACGATTCATCTTACAAAGATATTTAATGAATATAATTTAAATGAAAAGGTTCCATTTATGAAAGTAATGTTAAATACTCATAGTGATACATATTTCAAAATATATGATAAATGTTTATCATATGAAGGAGAAAATAAAACATCCGAAAGATATTTATCAAAACATCTTTGTAATGAGTGGTCAGAAGGATATAATGTTCAGACAGATTATGGATATCGTTATTTACATAGTGATAATATTCTTATGTTTAAGATATTTACTGATGATAGACTTTTTTATTCAACATTGATTATACATCATAATGGTGATATAGAGTGTATTATTGAAAAAAATATACATAGTATTGATACTCGTGTTTATTTAACGACTGATCGTATTTATGAATTATTAAATAATTGTAATCATTTAATTGATGATATTAATCAAAATAGGTATTGGACATTTACAGAAATTAAGAATAAATTTTCAGATGATATTTTTAGTAAAGAAAGCGATACAAGTATTGATTTTATGAATAGTGTAATTACATTTAACAAGAATGATTTTGAATTAGAAAAACAATATTTCCCAAATTGGAATGGATTTTTGAATAATTTTATTATTAATTTTCCCGCATTTTTTAGGATCCGTTCAAAAGAAGAAGTTGAGTTAGATGTAAATCGTATTTTTGCGAGATATAAACGAGTTAATAATTTTTCAAATATATCTACAATTCATTCTGCGATATCAATGTATAGTATTTTATACAATGATAAAGAAGCAGTTATTTATAATGTTGCGAAAGATTATAATCAAGATCAAGATTTTATTCGTTTAGAATATGAGTCATGGGTCAGTTTAATTGCTTTAAAAGAAAACTTTGGAGAAAATGACAATAAAAAACGACCAATCAATGAAACAGGTTCTGAGATAATTATTTATCAAGATGAAATGAACAATTTAAAAATTAATATAAATAGTATACGGTCAT